TACTAACGCTATTAACTCCTGTCGTAATTGCATCCCCTGCGGCATAACCCATCAACACATTGTTATCACCAGTCGTGATTGCCGTTCCAGCCTCATCACCCACAGCCACGTTGTAGTTACCGCCAGATGCTATTGAGTTACCTGCGTTGACACCTGCTCTGAAGTTAGATGTACCTGCTGAAGCAGTAATAATATCTGCACCATCTGCAAAGGTTACGTCTGCGGCAAAGTTAGCTGCGCCGTCTACATCAATTACGTCTAGGTTAGTTGTGCCTACCAGAGTGGTTGTGCCAGTGACAATTAAACTATCTGCCGACTCATCCCAGAGCAAAGACTTGCCTGATGTAGCACCGAAGAATTTAACATCGTAGCCCGTGTCGTCTACGCCGACTGTTAATGTGCCTTGAGTTGTTACTGCCGCGGTTTGAGTTATTCCCGCTAGGTTAACAGCAGTAAGAAGATCGTGAACCACGCCACCTGACCCCAAGCCGTCTGTTGCAATAACTTTAGTCTGCCCCGCAGGAATGATTACGTTAGCCCCACTGCCGCATGTGAAGGTCAAAGCCGCCGCTGTTGCGTTATACATGAACCAAGTTTTGGAACTGGTGTTTGGCAAGAGCGTAACAGTACAAGCTTGTCCGCCGCCGGTGAGCTTTAGCCCAAGGCACCTGTCCGCGTCTAGCGCACCATCGGTAATCGTAATGTTGTCCGTGGATGCGTTCGCAATAGCTCTAGTTCCCCAAGCAACCGCTTGGCCTATTATTTCTAGGTTCGTATTTGTTGTGTCGCCCCAAGTACCAGACTGTTCCCCAGTGCCGATTTCTTCAAGGCGGAGATTATTTACATATGTACTAGCCATTTTATTATCCTATGCTGCAACGTCCGTCCAAGACGGGGTTTGCGAAGGGGTGACCCCCGTGAAATTTGACACTTGGGACGGTATAATTAACCCCCAAGGTTGTTCGATCTCGCCTACTAATGCGGAACATGAAACTCCAGTTACCGAGACATTTGCCTTACCAACTGCTCCAGCAGTTGCACTGTTGACCGAGGCCGTCATCTTCACGTCAGTCATTGTGTTAGTGGTAAAGAAACTGCCCAAGGCGGTTGTGCCAGCAACTCCAGTAACAAAAGCATTATCGCCTCTTGTTGTAGAAATAGCACCAATTGAGGAAGTAGAACTAAGCCCCACGTTTGTAGAAAAGATGTTACCTAGTGCAGATGTTCCCGCAACTCCAGTAACAGATACAACCGCATCGCCTTCTTGAACTGCTTGACCAATAGCCCCTGTAGCAGTGAGCGTAAAAGCAGGACTCGTGTTCCAAGTGCTTGTATTCCAAGCTCTTGTTGCACTGTTCCAGCCTATAAACGCTACTTTAGTAGACATTAGGCTATCCTGATAATCGCGTTAGACGCATCCGCTGTTGGGAATACAATGGTAAAGTCGCCAGAACTAGCTGCTTTGTCTGCACCAAAATCTAACACGGCTACCGTTGGATCGCCTGTAGCCGCTTCATTAAATATCAAAGCGCCTCGAACTGCCGAGATGGTTACGTTAGAAAACACCTCATCCGCAAAATCAACTAAAGCTGTTGTACCAATAGCGACCGGAGTAACACTGGTCAGGAAATTTCCTTTCGCGGTGTAGTTTGTGCCGCTGACCTCGTTGCCAGAGGTGTATGCAGTAGTGGCCGCCGTAAAGGTGGCGCTGTTAGTATACATAGCCAGTTTAAACTGGTTACTCGCTACTGTGAAATTATGAACACCCTTCATTAGTTCAACTTTGAACGAGGTGCATAAGAAGTTTCCATTAAAAGCCATTTACATTTTCCTTATATATTCTGCCAATTTTAACTGACCAGCATCTTTTATTGCATTATATACCGTAGTTCGATCACTTTGAATAGCCTGTTTCATATAGATAGCTACGACCTTCTCAACCTCTTCTCGGTACGCAAGCGCCTGATCCCGTATTTCGGGGGGCGCATTTTCGGAAACATTTATAATCTTGTTTACACAACGCTTCGCGGTTTCTTCAGGAGTAAAGCCACGGTTATCCGTAGTTTCCACTCCCACCTTAAAATCATTAGACATTGATACGCCAAAAGACATATTGTTCATTGTTTTTGCCTCACCACTGGTCCAGTTCTATACTCATCCGTAACCTCTTTGCTCTCGCCAAGTCCCCCAAGGCCCATAATAGCTTCTACAAAACGCTTCTCATACAAAGCTTGCATGTCTTGTTCGCCCTTCATAAATACATAAGCTTCCATTAAACTTCCATACAAAAGAGCTAAGTCTGCGTTTTCACTAATCCAAGTTTCAGTAATGTCTGGAACAATCTTTTCTGACGTTGTTCCGCTGGGAACGCTATTAATTACCGCAACAGCCCCACTGGTGTTTCCCACCAAAGCTGTTCCTGAAGCCGCTGTTCCTCGCGGGTAAGAACTTGTAACTCCCGCAGGGAAGTTAGCAGTCAAAGTTGTGTTGCCAGCCCCAGTTGTTCCAGTAACAACAAACGAAGAGTTTTCGACAGACGCAGTTGCGCCAGCAGGAGTTGCTATAATAGTTTCTCCAGCAGAAAAAACTGTTCCGCCAGTATATGCCACCGAAAACGTGGTCTGGCTCTTAGTTAAACTGGTTGGACGATAGAAGTAACTAAGTTCAACCGCATAAGCATTGTCAGGGGTTGGGCTTAAAATAAAATTGTTTAAATCATATTGAGCGTAATAACGAGGAGCGCCTGTTGCGGCAGGATTAGGATTAAAAGACTGAATAAAGTTGGAATCTTTAAAATCTAAGAAAACGTAGTTTCCAGAACTATTGGTAAACGACAAAGCAAACGGCGCTAAAAAGTCACTAGGGACCCCTAAGAATTTATTAGAAGCCGACATTGCTCCAGCGTCGTTCTTTTGAAACAAACTCAACTGAACATTCTTTAAAATACGTTCTTCTGTGTTTTTAATAAAAACAGGAAGATTACTTACAAACGTAGTTTCATCGTTTTCAGTATAATCTAATATAGCCTGTTTTAATGTGGTGTAAGTATAGCTCATGTGTTAATCTGACCCCCCATACCGCTATGGTTTGTGCAATAGTAGTACAGCGTGTATGTAAAACTCATGTCATCACACTATTGTTATGTTTCCAACCATACCACTATGGTTTGTGCATTGATACACTAAAGATGTATCGCTTGGTTCGTGCGGTACGATGAACTGTGTTAACCCTGTAGTAGAGTTATAGTTCTCAGTGACCCCTGTTGTAAAAGCAGACCCTCCTGATGAGACTCTTATTTGTAAAGGATGACTACTTACATTTGCTGTATTATCAATCAAATAAGTATGTCCTTTATAAAAAGTAAAGTTTGGGTTGTTTCCAGATGTAGCTCCGGGGCCAGTAAATGTAAATGCGGACGATCCGTTTACACCCGCAGTATATTTAGTCACAGGTCCAGTTGTCTCATCATTTAATCTAACCCATGCGGCAGCGTGTGCGAAGTACAACCCTCCCGTCGCGTGAACGTGCGCCACTGCGCCATGATATGTTCCCGCACTAGGTAAGTCGCTAAGATTTGCATAATAAAACACAATTCTGTTTGCACCAGAACTTACATCTATAATCCCATCAGAATTTATTATGTCCGTTAGTGTCGTGCCGTTTCCTAAAGCTGCATATACTTCATCAAAATTATCATTAATTTTATCTGCACCTGAACGAAGAGTATCTCCTGTTCCATCGTTAGCTGATGATCCTATGCCTACTGCTTGCTTTGTCATGTCTTATCCCTCGTCAAATGTTTTTGTGGTGGAATCTAATGTTACAGATGTACTATCAAATCTTGAAGCTGTTGAGCTACCAGAAATAACTGTAACAGAATCAACAAATGCTGGCGCAGACAGTCCTGCCATATACGCTATGTTCTCCGCACCTGGGTTCACAACAGTGGTTACTGTTATTGTGCCTATTCCGCCAACAGATTCTAAATTACTAGGGGGGGTTAAACCAAGAATGCTGTTAAACCCAACAGGATTAAACCCGTACTGTATGTTCCGTTGCTCCGCTAAGTTTTGCTCCGGCCGAGGATTTCGAAGAGCTTGCGGGTCAGGCGTAACCTTCGGCGACCTTAACTGAGGCTGCTTGGTTTCAAACTCATCTGGCCCAACAAGCGCACCAGTCCACTCTTTCTTCATATCCTTTAAACGATAGCGGAAGCCCGAGCGGTCTGATATTCCCCATGCTTTTTTACCAGATGCAAATGTCATTAGACCCTCAGATACTGAATGCTAGGCTGTAACTTCAACGGAACACGATCTTCGTCTTCGTCTGCGGCGCGCTGGAACTCTTCCTCATATACAGACTTTAACATCTGAACACGGTCAGGCGCTCGTTTCATGGCGATATAATAGGCTAACCCAGCAACCATACAAGGGAAAAACCGGAAAGGCATATCAGTAGTGTTCACCAAAGTGTCTGCGTCATCAATCCGCTGTAGATAGTAGTAGATCAATTGATCAGTGGAGTTATCAGGGACAGCCCAAAGGTTAATCACAGGCGCAATCTGACGGTTAAACCAGAACTGGCTAGGCCGCCCTTGGGTTGTTTTGTTCGGTATCGTGACGTAATCACCACGGCTAATACGGTCAATAGTGAAGTCCGTGCCGCTTCTTCGTAGCGTTACTTCCAACAGATCAACCACATCGGCAAGCAACGTCTCCTCCGCTTGCCCCTGTGTCAGGGTCACAGTGCCCTGCTTCACGGTCCACATATTCAGGCCACGATTAGCCCACTCCGCAAACATCAGGTTCAGAGACCTACGAGCGGTACGAGCGTCATAGCCTGTGCGGACTTCAATCCCGCACCTCTCGAATGCTTCCTCGATGACCTCACCAACGTCGAGATTAAAGTCTCTTGAGTTTGATACTGTCATTGTATTAGCTCATTTTTGTGTCGCGTACACCGCGGCTAGACATAACCATGCCGCCGTTCATGTAGCGTTTTGTACCGATCATGCCGCCCTTGGCTTTTTTCACAGGCTCATCATCGCCAAAAACCGCCTTCATAAACATAGCGGTAGTAGCGTCTTCACCCCGAATAATTTTAGAAGGGGCCGCTCTTGCGTCTGTATCAATTTTTGCG